TGAAGTTCAGCAAGTGCTTTATTACGCAACTTCTTAGTTTCAGTTTTTGTACTTGCAGTCTCTTCAAACTTATCTAAATAGAATTTAGGTGGACGTGGTTTTGCTTTAGCATCTTCGTATGATTTAGCAATAATGCTAAAACCACCAGCGTTGATTGCATATATCTTAATAAGATCGTAAGGATCTTTATTAGGGTCTAAAGTGACAGGAGTGTTACCACAACGAATTGTGATTTTTGCCCAGAACTCATCATTGTCTGGACGTAATAATTTTACTTTATTCCAAAACTCAGGATCGTCTGGATTAATGACATTAGCAGCAAGTTGTTTTTCTAACTCACTGACTACATTGCGAATCTCTCTGATTTTAGCTTCTCGAAGTTCTACATTTTGAATAAGCTTAATCTCTGGAGCAAATTCATTAAGACCTGTAACATAACGCTTGATTCCGTTATGCTCAATACAAGCTAATTGTTCTTCATGAAAAACACCTTCAAAAAGTGCTAATCCATAATTTTGTAATCCCATGTTGTCAACAGATTGATTGACGTAGGGTTTAATTGAAATACTACCCGCTTTAGATAGCGGTTCTTGTACCATTGTGAAACTCATAATTTTGTTGGTTTTTATGTTTGACAAATATAGTAAAAAAGGGGAGAGTTTTACCCCTCCCCCATTTTTACATTTTTTAAGATTAGAATGAACCTCCGGTGATTGGGTTACGCATAACAATCTTCAACACCTTGGTTGGGTCTTTAACCCAGATAGCAGGCATCATTTGTGTCATGTATACGCGGTATCCATTGAATTGACCAGAAGACTGGAATCCTTGAGTACGTCCCATGTAATCCATGGTTCCGTTTTGGTACCACCACTTCAATTGATTATCCCAACCCAACTTCAACATATAGATGTTATCGTTAGTATTGTCAGTGATATCAAAGATAATGAAGTTGTAAGAAGACAATGGGAAACCATCGATGATTGGGTTTTCAATGTCGTTAGTATGCAAGTTGTCGAACGCTGGGTTCAATACAAACTTAACGTTTGCCAAGAATGGGATAACGTAAGAAGTGTAAGCAAAACCGAAGTTCAAGTCCATACCTTTACCAGTGATTGCACCGATATCAGCAGCTTGGATCAACAAACCTGAGTTGATTGCTTCTTTCTTAATAGCTTCGTTAACCATACGCATACCACCCATACCGGTTTGTACGATCAATTGACGCTTAGGATCTGGTCCTTGGAAGTCAACTTTACCAGCATAGAAGTTATAGATTTCAGAACGGAACAAGTCCAAAGTGAAACCAGATTTGTTGTATACGCGCTTGAAAGAGTTATCCAACTGCTTCCAAAGACCGACAGACAAACGCAAATCGTCTGGACCATCTTGACGAACACGACCACCTTGTCCCCACATCAAGTAAGTCTCGATGTCAGATGCAACTTTGGTCAAGTGAGCTGCTTCCATAGCAGTCAAGAAAGTACGAGACAATGAACCGTTACCCATTGCACGCTTAACATAATCCTTACCCATCTTAGAAACCATAGATTCCAAGTTGGTGATAGAAGGATCAGAAGACTTATCAAAGTTTCTCCAGATCTCTACAACAGGAACAGTACCGTCAGAGTTCATTCCACCTTTGATCATCAAGTCTGCACGAGATGAAACAGAATAGTGAACGTGAGCTTCAGCACCACCTACATAGTTGTAGTATTCACGGAAACCTGATTGGATCTGAATATCAGAGAAACGCTCTCCGTACTCTCCACGTGCAGAACCTTTACGGAAGATCTTGTCACCAGGTTGCAAGTAAACAGATGTATCAAGACCTGCGGTATTGTTACTGTTTACCAATTGAACGGTGTACATGAAACCATCACCCAAAGGAACGATATCATCAGCAGTGATGTACATCTCCATTCCGTTATACTTATCGTAAGTGATAATGTCACCATGACCGAACTCACGACGAGAAATTTTAATTTGGAATGTTGTACCATCCATACCTACAGTGTCGCCATCTGTGGGTCCGCCATTAACATAAGCACCGTCTACAATGTAAGGAAGATCTTGTACAACTGGTGTTTGCCACTTGTACTCTCCGCGAGCATTGTCGACTGTGATAACGTTCTTTCCACCAAAGCTAGACATTTGATAAAGAGGCATTTCTACTTTCTGAACCATTGCCCACAAGTCAACTGGTCCTAGATCCATAGGTTCTGCATTTCTCAACATGTTAACCAAGTGGTAAGAATCTACGTGTGAACTAGCTTGGTAGTTGGTATCTCGTAGAAATATACCATTGTTTAAAACTGGAGTTGCCATTTTTTATTTATTTAATTAAAAGGGTTATCGTTTAAAAAAGTTATCATTTCTAGGAATCCTTCGTTGACGTGCTTCATCACGTTCAACTACAGGAGTACTAGATTGCATTTTTGCTTGTTCAGTTTTAAGTTGACGAACTGTTTTTTCAGTTGCAGCAACTTTACCCTGATCTTTAATCTTACTTTTGTATCCTTCCGGATCCGCAAGTAACCATAAAGCTTCAGCAATCAAATCATGGCGAGGTTCAACATACTGATACTTCTCTAACAAGTGACCTAACAAATTGGTAGGTTTACCTGACATAGAAGGATACTGAGGTTGAACTAAACCTGAGTAAAGCAAAGATTGTGTTTTCTTATCTAGCTTTACACCGTTTAACTCACCTGGTTGCAAAGTTGTATATACATTCTGCATATACTTCTGAGCAGCCGCTTCTTGCTGTTTGCGGATGTGTTCTTGTTGAGCAAGCTTCTGAGCTACAACTTGTTCTTGCATCTTGTCCAACTTTGGTTTGAACTTAATAGCTTTCTCTTCAAGTTCACCTCTGTCTTTCCATCCTAAAATCTCTTCATCAATATCATCATCAGAACCAAAGTTCTTCGCTCTTAAGTATTCTCTTAAGATGATTTCTTGATCTCTCTCACTTCTAGGATCTAGCTCACGATGCTCTTCTACCTCAGAAAGAATCTTAAATAGACCTTTTAGATCATTACCTCCATTAGCTACATATTGAGCAGCTACTTGGAGTTCCTCTGGAAGTTCATCAAAGAACTCAAGAGGAAACTCTTGACGAACTCTGCTTTCGATTTCATTAAGATTTGCATCTAGCAACTCTTCAAAATCTTTCATAGAGTATTCATCAAGTGGTTTGTCATCATCAAAAGGTACGATCTTTCCAGATTCAATCATTTTGTTGAATACTTCAACCATGCCGTTCTTGTCAATCTTTTTACGACCTGCTGTTTTTTCTTCTGCTGATTGATCATCTTTATCATCAATACCACCTGAAAAGTCATCTTCAGGATCAGCATCTTTGATAAGAGCGTCCACATCCACTGGTTTTTCCTTTGACTCGTCTTCGTCATCCTCGTCCGAGTCGTTGTCAATAAAAGATAGATCTGGTGAAATAGAACTGAAGATATTAGGCTTCACTTCTGTTTTCTTTCCATTTCCATCAGGAAGCATCACGTTTTCTGCTCCCGGGGTACCTAGAAGTTCATCTAGGTTAATCTCTACTTGCTCAATAGAAGTAGATTCTGTGTTGGTTTTATTTGTATCCTCCATAGTGTTGGTTTTGAGTTTACATTATTAATATACGACAAATTTAGAACTTTAAACTTTATAGATTAATATCCTTAAAAAAGAATATCACAATCTATAGCAAAAGGTTATTTTTTAGTCTTATTTTTACTCTCTGGTTTGTCAAATTTGTTCTTGTTTTCACGCGCAATTTGCAATTGGGTCTGCGCAATTTGTTGTTGAGTTGCTAACTTTTGTTGTTCAATAGTCATCTTATCACGATGCTCAGCTTGCTTATTTATTTCTTTCTCTCTTTCAAAATTCATAGTCTGAGCATATTCATCAGAACTTTGAATTTGTTTAAGTGCATCCATGTAGTCAGACTGCTGATTCTCATTTTGATCTTGCATAGCACCATAACCAGCTGATCTAATCTGTGCTTCAATAATACGAGCTTCTCTATCTTTCTGATTTTCAGATGCTTCGAACTCCATCTTCTGACGTGCTTCTTCAGCTTTAGCTTGAAGTTGTTGTTCTTGCATTTGTTGTGCTTGTTGCATCTCAGCTTGTTTCTGGTCAGCTTGTTTAATCTCAGCTTTCTTAAGAATGTGAGAAACCTCAGAAATAGACTCAGACTTAAGAACATTACCTAGATCATAGATAGATGCTCCTGTAGTATTATTCTGAATAGCCATTTGCTTCAACTGTTCTAGGATAGCACGTTGATTAGCTTTAGTAGCTACAAATATATTTAGGTCTCTAAGCAATAAGTCGGTTCCATTTATCTCAAAGTTAGCACGCTCATCTTCACTAATCATATACTGTAATCTTGTAGATGATTTAGTAGAATGGTAGTATTGTGCTAAGTCTGTACGCATCTGATGCACGCGAGGCATCAAATAATCACAGTGTTGAATAAAATAAGTCTCTGTTTGTGCGTATGAAGCATTGATAGATTGCTCAATACCGGTTGCTGTTTGCTGACCAATCTGTTGACCAAGACGCTGTGGAGTAATACCAATTACCTCAAATGCTTGCATCTTAAAGTAATTAGCTAACTGAATACGAGACATAAGACGGTTAGTCTGTTCTAGATCCAGTTTCTGATAATGTTGGAATGCTAATGCATTTTCTGTATTAGTAATAGATGTATCTAAAGGTAACATCTGGAAGTTCTTCATAGCAACATAAGCTTTCGCTAAGTTGTTCTTTCCCCAATCTTCTCCGAGTGAATGTCTTGGTAGAGCATTCTGATCTAACAAGATTACCGTACCTAATTCATCTACAAGGATATCCGCAATCTGATTATTTACAATGTTATATCCAATCTGGAAAGGTTTCATTAAGTCTACTAGAGATACAGATCTTGTATTTCTATCAGAGAATACAGATCCTTCTACTGGTAACTTACATCCGTATATACTTGAATCTCCTTTAAATTGAAATTTAAGAGGTTTGATTTGATTCTGATTAATACCTAAGTAGATAGGATTTACACCACCAGGATTATTACTACCCCAGAATGTAGGTCTATTAGGTCCAACTTTAACACCACCCCATACTTCGTTAATCCATATCCAGTCAATATGTTCACCAAATACAAGATTATCACGAGTCTTATTCTTAATAAGGGTAGTGTTGTATAGAGGTTTATCAATTACTTTATATGACTCATCAATTACATCTTGGAATACATCACCATTATCATTGATCTTAGTCAAGTGACCTACCTTACGTTGTGACTTCCAATATACAGTTGTTACACGTAGCATATTAGACATACCCATATCAAAGTAGTCTTCATCATTTGATAAGATCCAGTTAACTACGTCACCTCCATAGGTAGCGTTATCCCACATAGATGTATACTGACGATAACCTAGAGACGGCATATTGGTATTCCACTCATGTGACTTAGTAGCATCATAGTAACTACCGTCATTCTGGTAACCTTGAATAGGATAACCTGCAGATCTTACAGGATAAATCAACTCAAGAGATGCTAATTGTTCCTCTGTCATTAACCATCCATACTTGTCAATGACGTCTGCAACAGTCATCATATCAAATTTACCAACCCATTGACCTTGAGATATATAACGATTCTCTGGTGATTTATGGTAGAATGTAAGAACAGGATTCCACAATTCAATATCATAATCATCCTCCATCATTTTAAAATGCCAGAACTCACGGTCTGTAATCAACATATCACGGAAACCGCGTTCTTCAAGTTCGTCCATTCTAAAACGTTCGTTATCAACTTTATGTTGATGTTCTGCCCACTGCTCAATAGCACTCTTATATGTCTTTGAATAGAAGTCTTGAATTTGTGGTAAAGTCTTCATATTCTCAGGACTCATTTGTTGTTGGAACTCTTCTGAATCTGGTTCTAGTCCTTTTTCAACTAGTTTCATCATCATCTTTTGTTCAGCTTGAAACAACAAAACTTCCTCTAATTCATCCTTCTTTTTCTGTAATAATTCATTGTATGAGATATCATCTACACCAGTATATGTAACTCTAGTACTCCTTTTAGCAAATTCTGATACTAATGTATTTACAACATTGGGAACAATTGGATAGAACTTTAACTCTAGTGCAGATACATCATCTTGTGTAAGTGTCTCAATAAGATCACCATACTCATTATCTTGTTCAACAATATAATCACCACGATCAATGATACCTTTAGCTAGTTTATAGTTTTTCATCATTCGTCTTGCATTACGACGAATTTGTTTAAGTCCTTCCCACTCTAACCAGTCAAGATTCCATGCTGTCCAGTCTGTATCTTTCTTAGATCTAGGAATAAACTGAATGGGTTGATTAAGTGTACCCATTCGGTTAGTGTCAGCTTTCGCACCGTTCTTTAACTGAATTGCGTTATATAATTGCATATTATCTTAAATTTCTAAATGGTTGTTTAGGTAGTCTCATGTTATTAAATGCTGAGCCTTTTGATCCAATGTGTCTAAACGGGCTCATATTTAATTTACTGAATTTATTGGTGTTATCCAACTTTTTCACCTTATCTGTCTCCTCGTATCGCTTTTTGTATCCTCTATTTGCTTGTTGAACTTTTGCAAAAGCAATCAATGCAGCAAACGATACAAGTCTATCGACGTTTAATCCTTCTTGATATGCTGCCATTTCAGTAAGCAACATCGGATCCGGTATACGTTCTACCCCATATACAGTCTTTACAATCTCACCATCAGGTTTAACTTCCTGATCTAACTCTTCTTTTAAGAAATCAATAGCATAACTAAGCATATGACTCTTAAACAAAGTACCAGTATTTCTCCAACCATATTCCTGAAATACATTAGCATTAGCACCAATATCCTTTAGAAATAATATTTGAGATCTAGGTACCAAATACTTTTGTTTCTTTCTATAAAGCATGTGATTTATGAACTGAGAAATATTATTTTCTACAATAGTCCATGCATTATACCACTCTATAATCATCTCTAAACGCTCGTGTGTCTTATTGATATCATCAAATCGACCACACCAAGCAGCTACAATTTTATCTCTTTCTACAAAAGTCTCAACTTTTTCACCATCATTCCTAGTTACTTCTACAGCTGTTTTATACACATAGATAGAACATAGTGATTCTGATGTAGTTGTCTTACCTTCACCTACCGGGTCAACAGATGCATAGTACATACCAAACTCTGGATTCTTTACAGGTCTTTCATAGCATACAAATACACCAGTCTTATCTTCTTGTTTCTTGTCTACAGGAAATGTATTAATTGGTAACTTAGATGTAGGTTTAACATCAACATCTCCTTTCTCATCTCTAAATATATCTAGAAATTCTGTAGCATAGGTTTTATCTTCAATCCTTCTCATCTGTGCACCCACTAAATTTAATGGGAAAATGGATACCTTTCTATATGCAAATGCTTCCTCAATATTTCTAGGATGCTGAGAAATACGCAACTGATATTGTTCTGGACTAAGATCTTTCTTCCACTTTTCAAATTGTTCATCTAATGCTTTAAGCGCTTCTTCTACTAAAGAATTACCAAACTCATCAATAAATGGTGGCATCGACCATTGTTCAGGAATAAACAATCCTGATTTACCTACAGTACCTTTTGAGTCTATAAGATTTGTTTCTACCGCATATATATCATTTGGTTCTGGTCTAAGTGTCATCTCTTTAAGTGGTTCACACTGATCCAAGTCACCCACAGATCCTGCAGCAATGAACATACCTGTAGTAACAAATCCTGATCTCATAGCAGGACGGATATACTCAAATGTAGTATCCATCTTAGGAGCAATACCTGCTTCCTCGTGGAAGAAATACTTACATGGACCACCGACTCCGTTTGTTGGATCCTTCTCAAATGACATACCTTGTAGTACACCTTTAAGACCAACTTCTGTTTTACGTTTCTGTGTACCTTGTACAATCTCAATCTTCTGTTGCCATAATAATACTTTACCTGGATTCATTGGACGATACCATGCAGTATGTTTATTCAAGAATGCTTCATATTCATTCAAGAACTTCCAAGAACCTTTATCATTGATATAGTCTTTAAGACTAGCACCAACTTTTAGAGTAATACCTTCTTCAAACCAGATCTGATTAATCATCTTACCCATGTGGTAGTATGATGAAGCTATCTGACGTTTCTTAAGTATAGAACTATGTTTATAATGTAA